TTATAACAGAGTCTTCAGTGTATAGAGCATTTCGATAGCTTGACGCGGCGTCATGTTGTCCAGGTCCAGCTTTCCGAGCTTCTCGATGGCCGGATGCGGCAGGCTGGCAAACAGGTCACTCTGGTGCGGTACAGCTGGCGCACCTTGCTGCAAGGCAGGTGTTTCGTGGGGCAGGCTGGCAGTTTCCAGCCGGCCGAGGTGTTCACGGGCACGCTGGATCACCGGCGACGGCACGCCAGCCAGTTGCGCCACGGCCAGGCCGTAGCTCTGGCTGGCAGGGCCGGGCAGCACGTGGTGCAGGAACACGATACGCTCGTTGTGCTCGGTGGCGTTCAGGTGCACGTTGGCCACCAGCGGCTCGCTCTCCGGCAGTACCGTCAGCTCGAAGTAGTGAGTGGCAAACAGGGTGTAGGCACGCAACTGGGCCAGGCGCTCGGCGGCGGCCCAGGCCAGCGACAGGCCGTCGAAGGTACTGGTACCGCGGCCGACTTCGTCCATCAGCACCAGGCTGCGCTCGGTGGCGTTGTGCAGGATGTTGGCGGTTTCGCTCATCTCGACCATGAAGGTCGAACGGCCGCCCGCCAGGTCATCGCTGGAGCCGATACGGGTGAAGATGCGGTCGACCAGTGATAGCTCGCAGGCAGCGGCCGGGACGAAGCTGCCGATATGCGCCATCAGCACGATCAGTGCAGTCTGGCGCATGTAGGTGGATTTACCGCCCATGTTCGGGCCGGTGATCACCAGCATCCGAGTGTTGTCATCCAGCGCCAGGTCGTTGGCCACGAACGGCGTGGTCAGCACCTGCTCGACCACCGGGTGACGGCCCTGGGTGATGCGCATGCACGGTTCGTCGACGAAGCGTGGGCAGTTCAGGTCCAGGTTCAGCGCCCGCTCGGCGAGGTTGCTCAGTACATCCAGCTCGGCCAGGGCCGCAGCGGTGTCCTGCAGCGGCGCCAGGTGACCGATCAGGTTCTCGAGCAAGGCGTCGTAGAGCATCTTCTCGCGGGCAAGTGCGCGGCTCTTGGCCGACAGCGCCTTGTCTTCGAAGGTTTTCAGCTCTGGCGTGATGAAACGCTCGGCGCCCTTGAGGGTCTGGCGACGGATGTAGTCAGCGGGCGCCTGCTCGGCCTGCTTGCTCGGCAGCTCGATGAAGTAGCCGTGCACGCGGTTGTAGCCGACCTTGAGGTTGGCAAGGCCGGTGCGGGCTTTCTCGCGGGCTTCCAGGTCGATCAGGAACTGCCCGGCGTTCTCGCTCATGGCCAGCAGCTCGTCCAGCTCGCTGTCGTAGCCGGTCTTGAGTACGCCGCCGTCACGGATTACCGCGGGCGGATTGTCGATGATGGCTTTTGCCAGCAGGTCGGCCAGTTCCGGGTAGGTTCCGGCGATGGCCGCCAGGCGCGCCAGATGCGGCGCCTCCAGCTCGGCCATGGCGTTTTGCAGTTCAGGCAGGGCGCCGAGGGCATCACGCAGGCGTGCCAGGTCCCGTGGCCGGGCGTTGCGCAAGCCGATACGGGCGAGGATCCGCTCGAGGTCGCCGATTTCCTTGAGCTGCGGTTGCAGTTTCTCGAAACGATAGCCATCGAGCAGGCAGCGAATCGAGCCCTGACGCGCCTGCAGCACCTTCAGGTCGCGCAGCGGGCGGTTCAGCCAGCGGGTCAGCAGGCGGCTGCCCATGGCGGTCTGGCAACGGTCAATGACCGATTGCAGGGTGTTGTCGCGGCCGCCGGCCAGGTTCACGTCCAGCTCGAGGTTGCGGCGGCTGGCGCCGTCGAGCACCACGGTGTCGTCCAGGCGTTCATGCTTGAGGCTGCGCAGGTGCGGCAGGGCGGTACGCTGGGTTTCCTTGGCGTAGCCGAGCAGGCAACCCGCGGCGCCGATGGCCAGGGTCAGCTTCTCGCAGCCAAACCCCTTGAGGTCCTGGGTGGCGAACTGCTGGCAAAGGCTTTTACGTGCCGAATCGCGGTCAAAATCCCACGGTGCACGGCGACGGGTGCCACGGCGTTTTTCTGCCGGCAGGCCCTGGGGCCAGTCGTCGGGAATCAGCAACTCGACCGGGTTGATGCGTTCGAGCTCGGCCAGCAGGTTTTCCCAGCCCTTGATTTCGAGCACGCTGAAGTTGCCGCTGGTGATGTCCAGCACGGCCAGGCCGAACAGGCGCTCGTCACCCAGCACGGCGGCGATCAGGTTGTCGCGACGCTCGTCGAGCAGCGCTTCGTCACTGACCGTACCGGGGGTGATGATGCGTACCACCTGGCGCTCGACCGGGCCCTTGCTGGTGGCCGGGTCGCCGATCTGCTCGCAGATCACCACCGATTCGCCCAGCTTCACCAGCTTGGCCAGGTAGCCCTCGGCCGCATGGAAGGGGATACCGCACATGGGAATCGACTGGCCCGCCGACTGGCCGCGGGCGGTCAGGGTGATGTCCAGGAGTTTGGCGGCCTTCTTCGCGTCTTCGTAGAAGATCTCGTAGAAGTCGCCCATGCGGTAGAACATCAGCTGGTCCGGGTGCTGGTTTTTCAGCTTCCAGTACTGCTGCATCATCGGGGTGTGTGCGGAAAGATCAGACATTCAAGGCCTTGGAGCGGTGTGTCTATTAGACAGTTGCGAATTGTCTAATACTACAGGCTTTTCTTTGGCAGTGCTGGAGGCTGGGCTATGTCAATTTCGCGCAGGCGGAGATGGCGTTGCGTCATCTTGGCGTCGGTGTGGCCACCCAGCTTCTGGGCATCGTTGCCCTGCTTGTCTGTGTCGGTTAGCGATTTGGCCCGAAGGTCGTGAATGATGGCTCCGGGGACTTTTGCCTTCTCGCATGCCGCCTTGAATGCCTGCTTCATTGTCTCGTAGGACACCGGCTTGCCGCCGGACCTGGCGCAGAACAGGGTCAGGCCGCGCACGCGGCGCGGCAGCGGCTTGACGCGTGCGAGCAGGTCTTCCAGGTCGGGGCTCATGCCGACGATCAGCTTTGCCCCGTTCTTCTGGGGTTCAAAGGCGATGCCAGTGGCGGAAATGTCAGCCAGCCGTATTGCCAGAACGTCGCTGATTCGCTGCCCGGTCAGGTAGCACATCTCGAATATGCACCGCATACAGTCGGATGAGCTGGCGTAAATCGCCGAGAACTCAGCGTCGGTGATGTACCGATCGCATTTCTTCTCGGTGTGTCGCCTGATCCCGGTGCACGGGTTCGAGTCGACAACCTGCTGTTCCAGCTTCGGCATTCCGCTCTTGCCGCTCCCGCCCACCAGCCTGGCATTGGCCAGCAGTGCGCCCTGATAGTCGCTATCCAGGCGCTCCCACTTTCTTTTGCGCACCAGATAGAAGGCGCCGTGCTTCATATACATGCACGGTGGCAGGTGCCCGCGTCGCCATGGTGTTTGCCGACGTGTTCGAGCGCGCTGATGAAAGAGCGGGCGATTTGGCAGCAGTTGCTGATCAAAGCCGGGGGAGATGAGTGATGAAGATTTGAAGACGGTTTTTGCTTGCTCAAAATACTGTACGTATGTACAGTATTTTGAGGTGGCAAACTCTCTGGCCAAGATGCCGAACGGAGCGGCCACTTTTGAAATTTTTCGTGTCAACTTACAAGGAAAGTCAGATGACAATTATCTACACCGCTTCAAACTCCCTTCCTTTTGCAGCGCTGCCCACCACCAACGGAGTGGTTCAGTATTTTCGCGCCACGATGACCAACCCGGCCGATGCTACCTATGCTCCTGACGGGCTCGCGGCAGCTCCGATTTATGGCTTGGGTGGTCTGTTGTTGCAGGGTGACGAGATCGTTGCTGGCGGCAACGTCACGTTGGTCTCGCATATCGGGCCTTTACTCAACGGCGGCGCATTGTGCTGGGTATTGATCAGTTGTGACGGCGGCGCACAGCAGGTAGCCAACGCAACACGTAGCCAGCACGCGGTAACGCTGGGTCAGATCTCCATCGCTTCAGGGGCTGCCCCAGGTGATGTGAAATATTCGGCTGCCAATACTGTTCCTGCCGGCTGGCTAAAGGCCGATGGGGCAGCGGTATCGCGTTGTACCTACGCGGCGCTCTTTGCCGCGATCGGCACGACTTACGGGAAAGGCGATGGCGCCTCTACCTTCACGCTGCCTGACTTGCGCGGTGAGTTCATCCGTGGCTTCGATGACGGTAGAGGTGTGGACGCTGGCCGCGTATTCGGTTCCCGGCAGAAAGGCACACTGCAGACCTACGACACTACGGAGTACAACAAAGCCAATGGCGTTTGGAGTGCATGCTCATCACTGAAAACGGGGGCTGCATCGCAGGTCGCGATGGGGGTAGACCCGTACGAGGTCACTGACTATGCGACCGTCACTATTGGCGGGGCCGATGCGATTAACAACTTTGAACTGCCTGGTCTTGGTCAGGATCGCGGTTACTCTGGTGTGACCCGACCGCGCAACATCTCGCTACTTGCGCTGATCAAGTACTGATAATCGGGTTGGCCCACCACCGAAGCAGTGAGCAATTGGCGCGGGGCATCTAACAAAAGATACCCCTCACTCCCGCCCCTCTGAGTCGAACTTGAACGGTGCTTCAGTAATGGGGCCTGTACTGCAGTGATCAAACAGCCGGAGCAGCAGTGGGAAGGACAGTGGCAGGAATTGTCGAAGCAGGTGAGCCACTGATGTAGCAGGCCATCGAGGCACACCGGCAGTATCACGCGGCACAAGATGCTGGCATGCCCGCCGAAGAAGTTGAGCACCTGCGACTACTTGCTGAGTCGCTGTTCCAAGCAGTCACGGAGTAGCACCTGCGATCGCCTGGTGGGCCTGCTCGCTCGCTGCACCGAGCTCGTTTCCGAAAACCGTCGAAAATGGCGAATGCATATTGGACACTTGCAATGCATACGCCGCGTAATTGAAGGGCTAGAGCCGATCTTTACCCATACTGCTGCACCATCGGGGGGGGTGCGGAAAGATCGCTCATTGCAAAAACTTGGCTCGCAGTGTCGTTGTAGACCAAAGGCAAGCGGGCAATGGTGCAGGGTTTTGCCTGGGCTGCCGAAGGCAAACGGGCGGGCGCGACCATTTGTCCGTGCATATCCGTGCATAACAGGGTTTGCATTCTATTGAAGGCCCCGGCATTATGCATTTTATGCAAAAACGCAACGTAGCATCCGTCTTAAGAGCATTGCTCGATCGCCACGGTCTCTCCCCCACGGAGCTGCACCGGCGTACCGGCGTGCCGCAATCCACCCTGTCGCGCATCCTCAGCGAGAAAATCGTCGATCCGTCCGACAAGCACGTGTCGAAGATCGCCGAGTATTTCGGTGTAAGCACCGACCAGCTGCGCGGTCGCGTCGAGCTCGGCGAAAGCCGTGAAGCCGCGCCGGCGCGTAGCCACGCCGAGTTGCACGACATCAGCCTGTGGGATGACGACACCCCCGTCGAGGACGACGAAGTGTCCATTCCGTTTCTTCGCGAGGTCGAGTTGGCAGCAGGATCAGGAAGATTCGTCATCGAAGAAAGCGAGAAGGCCAGCCTGCGTTTCGGCAAGCGCAGCCTGCGTCACAATGGTGTGCAGTTCGATCAGGCCAAGTGCGTGACGGTGCGCGGCAACAGCATGTTGCCGGTATTGCGTGATGGCGCCACGGTCGGCGTCAATGCCGGCAAGAGCGGCATCGGCGATATCGTCGACGGCGATCTGTATGCCATCAACCACAACGGCCAGTTGCGGGTGAAGCAGCTCTATCGCCTGCCTACCGGCATTCGCCTGCGTAGCTTCAACCGCGACGAGCACCCGGATGAAGACTACAGCTTCCAGCAGATGCAGGAAGAGCAGATCAGCATCCTTGGGCATGTGTTCTGGTGGGGCATGTACGCCCGCTGAGTAGGCTGTTTCTTTTGAAAACCCGCTTTGGCGGGTTTTTTTTCGCCTTCAGAAAAGCAATCCAGCCCAAGCAGATCAAGGCTTACATGCGTAGGTGCATTTTCTTATGCATAAATATTTCCACAAATGCATTGACTGCATATGCATCAATGCATAACCTTTGCCTCACGCCGGTCGACACCGGCAGTGACAAAGGCAGCGATGAACAGGCCTGAACTGTTCAGAGGGTTGGCAACTGGCCCGGGTGCGCAGCGTAAAGCACCAGAAGCAGTTATCCGGCGGGCAGGTGGCCGCGGCCGGAGGAACAATTTGAAGCGGAGTTGCCCAGCGCACCAGTCGTGGCGGGCGGTTCGACAACGCATTACTGAAAAGCCTGGGGAGGCCGGGCTTTTTGGAATGCCGAGTGATCGGTTCTACAACAAACGCCGCTGGCAAGCTGCCGAGCGGAACTACCAAGGAGACAGGACAGTGACAAACGAGCAACAGACGTTGCTGGAAATGCCGATCTGGCTGGTGATCGTCCTGGCCTTGCTGGGCGGCCTTTCCGGAGAGATGTGGCGCGCGGACAAGGCCGGCGCTCGGGGGTGGGCGCTTTTTCGGCGCCTGGTATTGCGCTCGGGGGCCTGCATGGTCTGCGGCGTGTCCACGGTGATGCTGCTGTACGCCAGCGGCATGTCGATCTGGAGCGCCAGCGCCTTCGGCTGCCTTACCGCCATGGCCGGCGCCGATGTCGCCATCGGCCTTTATGAACGATGGGCGGCGAAGCGCTTGGGGGTTGAACCTGCAAGTGGTGCAAAGGGGGAGAGTGAACACTGAGTTCAACACCCGGACAAGGTCTGGCGCTACGGCTGGCCAGTCAATACGGCCACTCATTCCAGGCCGTGTTGGCATACCTTCATTGCGGGGGGCTGGGCGAGGGAGATAATCGTGTCAGGAAAAATGGATATTTTCATTGGCGTGGTTGATAAACGAGCAGCCAGAGGTTCTATGTTAGGGTGACGGATGCCCATGGATGTTGGGCATCCTTTTTTGCAGCAAAAGCGAATGGTGCATGTCTGACTCTTGGCTGTCGTTGTTTCGTGGAAAAACAGTCTACGAGCAAATCAGGGTTCTGCTAGGGATGGCAGGTGTTTTTTTGTTGATGGGGCTTACCTTCCTGCTTTTTGTTCAATCATTTGACGAACTCGGGGATGAAGCACCGACTCTGTTCAAAGGGCAGATTGTCAGTGCCCCCACCGAGATGCGCCAAGACAGTTCGACCGTGTACTTTCAGGTTCGACTGACTGAAGCGAACCCGCGCCCCTCGTCCAAACAGATAGTCTATGTCTCGAAAGAACTCTACCAAGCCGTGGATCTGGCGCCTGGGGTGATGGTTGATGTTTTTGCGAGTGGTGGGGTGGACGAACTGAAGATTCGCGAAGTTCTGAATAGTGACGGGCACGTTGTCTTCGATGAGCGCTTTGATCGTCGGATCACTTCAGTCAAGAACCACGACCTGATTCGTTATTTTTCCTACTTTATGATGATGACGCTTATCTGCTGCAGCTTCGCCGGTGTGCTCTGGTTTCGCCAGACACTTTTGTTACGGGCTAGCCGATAACTAACGGGTGCTCATGGGTGCCTTTACAACAGCTTCGATGAACCCGCCTTATGGCGGGTTTATTTTTGCCTGTTTTTAGCCGCGAATAGCCTTTGCGAGCTCCACGACACAGGACTGATCATGAGCGAACTGAACCGCTTGCATGAGGCGATCAGCGCGACTATCAAGGCCGCCTTGCCTCAGTTTGAAACCGTCGACGCCTATGGGGCGGCGGACCAGCACACAGCGCTGCCAGCGTTGTTTCATTCCATTTCCAGCCTTAAACCGGCAAATGATCCAGGCGACGGTCGTTCGTGCGTCATCGCGACCGTTGAAGCGCGCATCGTGATTGACTCCGGTCGCCAACACGCGGCATTGGAAGCTGTCACTTTGGCTACCCAGCTGATCGTACTGTTGCGCAAACAATTCTGGGAGCTGGAGTTTGTTGAAGCGGCGATGAGTGTGCTGGCCGAGCCTGTTCAACCGGTTCCGGGGGCAACCCCTGCCGTTGGCTGGTTGGTGCAATGGCAGCAGATCCTGCACCTAGGAACCGTGCAGTGGCCATGGCCTGATCAACCGGGTCCACTCGCTTTTGCCTTCAGCCCCGACACCGGTCCGGGCTTTGAAGCGGATTACCAATCGCCGGAGGACATGCAATGAGCTACGCCAGTGCCATGCACGACCGCATGCTCGCCGGCCTGGTGATTCCTTGCCGGGTGGTCGCCGTTGACCTTGCCGCCGCCCGGGTGCGGGTGTCCGACGGCGCCGGCTGGACCAGCGCCTGGTTGCGCTGGCACAGCCAGGCCGCCGGCAAGGCCCGCCACTGGCGCGCACCCAGCCTTAACGAGCAAGGGGTGTTGATCAGCCCAAGTGGCGAGCCGGCCCAAGGCACCTTCGTGCCGGGCCTGTACGGTAACGCCGGCGCACCAGCGGACAACCGCGAGCATGTCGAGGTCTGGCGTTTCGACGATGGTGGTTCGCTGGTTTACGACTGGCAGGCCCGCAGTTACAGCATCGAGTTGCCCAGCGGTACCGTCAGCATCAAGGTCGGCGGCAGTTCGGCAGTGGTGACCGACCAGGCCATCGAGGCGAAAGCCGCCAGCATCACCCTGACCGGTGAGGTGCAGATCAACGGTCCGCTGCGGGTAACCGGCGACATCCTCGGTGGCGGCAAGATCATCGACACGGGCGGCAACACCGCCAATCACAAACACTGAAAACCAGCCCGCCCACTGCGGGCTTTTTTACGCCTGGAGAACATCAATGATCGGCATGGATCGCCGGAGCGGCCAGCCGTTATCCGGCATTGCACATTTGCGTCAGTCCATCGAAGACATCCTCACCACACCGCTCGGCAGCCGGCGCATGCGCCCGGAATACGGCAGCAAGCTGCGCCGCTTCGTCGATCTGCCGGTCAACGAAGGCTGGAAAAGCGCGGTGCAGGCAGAGGTGGCACGCGCACTGGGCCGTTGGGAGCCGCGTCTGAAGCTGGAGCGGGTCAGGGTAACGGGGGTGGTTGGCGGGCGGATCACTTTGCAACTGAGCGGACAGTACCTGGGAGCCAACCAGACTTTGGAGGTGACGGCATGAGTAGTGTGGATCTTTCGGCGCTGCCCGCGCCGCAGGTGCTGGAAGACCTCGATTTCGAGGCGCTCTTCCAGGCTGACCTGGCGACCTTCCGGTCGCATATGGGCGACAACTGGGACGCCGCAGTCGAAAGCGATCCGGTGACCAAGCTGCTGGAAGTCGGCGCCTATCGCAAGCTGCTCAACCGCGCGCGGGTCAACGATGCCGCCAAGGCGCTGTTGCTGGCTTATGCGCAGGGTTCCGACCTGGATCAACTGGCGGCCAATGTGCAACTGCAGCGGCTGGTGGTGCAGGCACAAGACCCCGGCACGGTACCGCCAACGCCACAGGTGCTCGAAGAAGACGACGCCCTGCGCGAGCGGGTGCAACTGGTCTATGAAGGGTTAACCACGGCGGGGCCGCGCAACAGCTATATCCTGCATGCCCGCAACGCTTCCGGGCAGGTGGCCGATGCCACGGCCGAAAGCCCGTTGCCGGCCCAGGTGGTGGTGACGGTGCTGGCGCTCGAGGGCGATGGCAGCGCCGCAGCCGAGCTACTGGACACCGTACGGCTCAAGCTCAATGACGATGACGTGCGTCCGGTTGGTGACCGCCTGACGGTGCAAGGCGCGCAGATTCTGCGCTACCGCATCGATGCGGTGGTGCACATGAGCGGCAACGGCCCGGAGATCGAAGCGACGCTTGCCGAGTGCAAACGCCGGCTGCAAGCCTGGATCAATCCGCGCCGGCGCCTGGGTGTCGAAGTGGCCCGTTCGGGCGTGGATGCCCAATTGCACATCAACGGCGTCAGCCGGGTCGACCTGAACAACTGGGCCGACCTCCGCCCGACCCGGGCGCAAGCGGCCTGGTGCGAAGGGATCACTGTGACGCGAGGAAGCTGACATGGACAGTCTGCTCCCGCTCAACGGTACCGATCTCGAACAGGCCATCGAGGCCGCTGGTTTTGAAACTACCGAAATACCCCTGCGTGCGCTGTACAACCCCGACACCTGCCCGGCGCACTTGCTGCACCAACTGGCCTGGGCCTGGTCGGTAGACCGCTGGGATGAAACCTGGCCAGAGGCAATCAAGCGCTCGGTGATCCGCTCGGCGTTCTATGTGCATGCGCACAAAGGGACTATCGGCGCGTTGCGCCGGGTGGTGGAGCCGCTGGGTTACCTGATCGAAGTGAAGGAGTGGTGGCAGACGGCACCGCAAGGCGTGCCGGGCACTTTTGCGCTTCAGGTCGGGGTACTGGAGAACGGAATCTCCGAGGAAATGTATCAGGAGCTGACCCGGCTGATCGATGACGCCAAGCCGGTCAGTCGCCACCTGACGGGGCTTGCGATCACGCTCGCCACTACCGGGCATCTTCGCTTGGCGATGAGCGTGTCCGAAGGTGATGAGATTGACGTTTTTCCTCCTGCGTCCCGCGACATTGAAGTCAAGGGCGGCTTCGGCCCTGTGGGTCGCACACACCACATCGAAACTCTGGACGTTTATTTATGACTGATCAAAACAGCCAGTTCTTTGCCATTCTCACGGCAATAGGTGAGGCCAAGCAGGCCAACGCCGATGCCCTGGGCGTGCCTTGGACCTTTGCGCAAATGGGTGTAGGTGATGCCAACGGCACCGATCCTACCCCGTCCCGAACCCAGACCCGACTGATCAACGAGCGCCGCCGTGCGCCGCTCAATCAGGTCAAGGTCGACCCCGCCAATGCAAGCATCGTGATCGCCGAACAGGTTATCCCTCCCGACGTTGGCGGCTGGTGGATCCGGGAAATAGGGCTTTACGATGCCGACGGTGATCTGGTGGCCGTAGCCAACTGTGCACCGAGCTTCAAACCGCTGCTCACCCAGGGCTCCGGCAAGACGCAAGTCGTGCGCATGAACTTCATCGTTACCAGCGCAGCCAACGTGACCTTGAAGATTGACCCCGCCGTAGTGCTGGCCACCCGTGAGTTTGTAGAGCTGCGGTTGTCCGAGGAAATCGGCAAGCTGGATAGCAAGAACAGCGTACGCGTAGCAACCACAGGTCCAATCGATCTGACTGGGCTACCGGTATTGGATGGTATTGCAATTAGCGCTGGGGACCGGGTGCTTGTCAAAGACCAGGTGCAAGCCAGGGAGAACGGCATCTATGTTGCGGGTGCTGGCGCGTGGGTACGAGCGCAGGACGCGAACGGCGGTGCGTACGTGACCCCTGGCCTGACTGTGATGGTCGAGCAAGGCCTCAAGCTTGCGGACACTCAGTGGGTACTCGCCACTGACGCCCCCATCGTACTGGGCTCCACTGCGTTACAGTTCCAAAATCTCACGGCTGGATACAATGGTGTCACCGCTCGAAATTCCAGCGGGCAAATCACCGCTGCCGATGCGGGCAAGATGTTCTACTTCTATGGCAATTTGGCTGATCAGGTCTTGACCTTGCCACGTGCGTCCGAGTTGCATCAAGGCGCAAAGCTGAACTTGCAGAATATGGGCTCTGTGCCGGTTGAACTGTTTCCAGCTGAAGGGGAGAAAATTTGGGTTGGCGGTAGCAATTCGCTCCCGTCGTTAACGATGCACCCGTGTACTGAACTCGAACTGGTCCGCGTTCATCCTATCGAGTGGTTTGCTCAAGGCACAGGCACGATGTACCGGATGAGAAGTTTGCCGACCGTGCCCACCGGAGCAAATGACGGGCGATTGGCGAGTACTGGTTTTGTACAGCAGGAGTTGTCTGCGGAGCGCGGCAGTGCGGTACCGTTGATGGATGGCGCAGCATCCGTTGGAGTATCGGCGAAAAAAGCCCGAGAGGATCATCGGCATCCTGTTGATACCAGCAGGGCTCCGGTGGACTCGCCTAACTTTACCGGCATGCCCAAGGCGCCTACGGCGGGAGCGACGGCCACTGGAAACCAGATTGCGACGCTGGACTTTGTTCGGCGGCAGTTGGCAGATCTGGTGGGTTCCTCGCCGGCTGCTCTCGATACGCTAAACGAGTTGGCTGCGGCACTGGGTAACGATCCGAATTTCGCTGCGACAATGACCAATAAGTTGTCGCTCAAGGCACCGCTTGAATCCCCGGCCCTGACAGGCACCCCAACGTGCAAGACCGCACCGGTTTTTGCTACTGATACGCATATTGCGAACACCGATTGGGTAACCCGTAGAGGCGTCCAGTACACCAACTTCTTTTCGTTTACTGGCGCTGTCAGTGGAGCCATTGCCCATGTAGGTGGTGTAGTGCACTTCTGGTACTCGGCTTCTGCGGCAACAACCAATGCGTATAGCCTGCCAAACTCAGCGACCAACAACATCCCGCCAGGGGCGACTATCAGGGTGCAGAACTGGGGCATGTACAACATGACGCTCGCCCGGCAGGGCGCCGATCAGATGCAGGAAAATATCGACGGTGCATGGTCTGCTACCACCCGCATCATTCCGCCTGATTCCTATGTGGACTGCTTGTATGTGGATAAAAATTGTTGGCTTCTTACCGGCACGGGGGTTATGGGTAAGACCAGGCCATACGCAAGTAGTTTGACTGGTGTGATCGGCTGGCAACGTCTGCCATCCGGTTTGATAATGCAGTGGACGCGCTACACATTTCCAGCCGCAGCAACAAGTGTTCAGATAGGACTTCCTATTGCGTATCCTTCTGCCCATATTGGAGTATGGGCATCCAATACAGACGATACTGCTCGCTACGCGACAGTGGGTACGCCATTTACATCGGCAGCAATCGCTAGTCTGTCGTCAGTGTATGTTCAGTCCAACTACACGCAAGGAATGTCATCCATTTTTGTTTTGTCTATCGGCTACTAACAGGAGTTGCCCATGCTAGGGGATTTTATGGAGTCTGGAGCTGTGGGGACTCCTCAGGATATGTATTACTCACCTTCGACCAATGGTTTCTATGCTCAATCGATTCATGGTGATTTCATGCCGGATGATGTTCGAACTATTGATTATGGGGCGTATCTGTCGCTGTTCGAAGAACAGGGCCGATCCGGCAAGCGAATCATGCCCGACGATTCAGGTAATCCGGTACTGATGGCTCAGGAACCACCTACTTTGGATCAACGCAAAGCGTCTGCATTGAGCTGGCGAGCGAATCAGTTGACTGAAACTGACGGTTTGGTCGCGCGTCATCGAGACGAGCTCGAGATTGGTGAAACGACCTTGGATATTGTGCAGTACCAGGCGGTTCAGATGTATCGCAAAGCCCTGCGCGACTGGCCACAAACCGAGCATTTTCCCGATAGTGAGCACCGGCCCACGCCACCCACCTGGCTCACCACCCAAACCCAATAAAGCCCCGCACCGCCGGGGCTTTTTCCTATCCGCAACAAACCCTCTGAAGGCCCCGCACCGCGGGGTCTTTGCATTTCTGGAGACTTACCCATGAGTGGATTCTTCCACGGCGTTACCGTTACCAACGTCGACACCGGCGCACGTACCATCGCGCTGCCTTCTTCCTCGATCATCGGCTTGGTCGACACCTTCACCGAAGGCCCGGGCGCAACCGCCAAGGCCAACGACCTGGTGCTGATTACCAGCGAGCGTGAAGCCATCGCCGCGTTCGGCGCCGATGCGGCAATCACCCGCGCCTGCCAGGCCATCTACAGCCGCGCCAAGGCGGTGATCGTCGCTTGCGGCGTGGCCAAGCTTGAAGAAGAGGCCGAGCAGACCTCGGCCATCATCGGCGGCGTGCTGGCCGACGGCAAACGTACCGGCCTGCAGGCGCTGCTGGACGGCAAAAGCCGTTTCAACGCCCAGCCACGCCTGCTGGTGACGCCAAAGCACAGCGCCACCCTGGCGGTCGGTACTGCCCTGGTGGCCCTGGCCGACAAGCTGCGCGGCCTGGCCATTATTGATGGCCCGAACACCACCGACGAGGCGGCCATTGCCTACGCCGAGAACTTCGGCGCCAAGCGTGCCTACCTGGTCGACCCGGGCGTGCAGTACTGGGACACCGGCAAGAGCGCGACCCTCGATGCCCCGGCGTCGGCCTGGGTTGCCGGTCTGTTCGCCTGGACCGACAGCGAGTACGGCTTCTGGGCCTCGCCATCGAACAAGGAGTTCGTCGGCATCACCGGCACCAGCCGCGCGATCGAATACCTGGATGGCGATGCCACCTGCCGGGCCAACCTGCTCAACAACGCCAACATCACCACCGTGATCCGCGATGACGGTTTCCGCCTGTGGGGCAACCGTACCCTGAGCAGCGATCCGAAGTGGGCCTTCGTCACCCGCGTGCGGACCATGGACATCGTCATGGACGCGATCCTCTACGGCCACAAGTGGGCAGTCGACCGCTCGATCACCGCAACCTACGTCAAGGATGTGACCGAAGGTCTGCAGGCGTTCATGCGTGATCTGAAAGCCCAGGGCGCAATCATCAATTTCGAAGTGTTCGCCGACCCCGAGCTGAACACCGCCAGCCAGCTGGAGCAAGGCAAGGTCTACTGGAACATCCGTTTCACCGACGTGCCGCCAGCCGAGAACCCGAACTTCCGTGTCGAGGTCACCAACCAGTGGTTGACCGAAGTCCTCGACCAAGCCGTTTAAGGAGCAATAACCATGGCAATGATTCCCGAAACCCTGGCGAACCTGAACCTGTTCGTCGATGGCGTCAGCTTTCAAGGTGACGTCCCCAGCCTGACCCTGCCAAAGCTCACCCTGAAGATGGAGGAGCACCGTGCCGGCGGCATGGACATGGCGATTGAAATCGACCAGGGCATGGAGAAGCAGGAAGCCGGCTTCGTCACCACCGGCGTGCGCCGCGAGTCGCTGAAGTTTTTCGGCCTGGCCGACGGCTCGGCCTTCAACGGCACCTTCCGCGGTGCCTTCAAAGGCCTCAAAGGCAAGATCACCCCGGTCATCGTCACCCTGCGCGGGGCGCTGAAGGAAGTCGACATGGGCGACTGGAAGCCGGGCGACAAGGCCGAGATCAAGCACAACGTGGCCGTGACCTACTACAAGCTCGAAGTCGATGGCCGCCTGGTCTACGAAATCGATCCGCTGGGCATGAAGCGCGTCATCAACGGCGTCGACCAACTCGCCGCCCAACGTTCGGCCCTGGGCCTGTAAGGAGATCACATGACTCAAGCAAACAAGACGCCGAGCTGGCTGGCCGTGAGCGCCGAGCGGGTTGTCGTGACGTTGACCAGGCCGTCCGAGGCCAATGGTGTTCACGTCGACAGCCTGTCCCTGCGGGCACCGACCGTACGTGACATTCGTTCCGCGCAATCGGTGGCGAACAGTGACGATGAGCAACGTGAGCTGAACCTTTTTGCCTCGCTGGCCGAGGTGGGGGTGAAGGACCTTGAAGGGCTTGCCCTGAAAGACTACAGCCGCTTGCAGGCCGGTTATTTTCGCCTGGTGCAAGACGACGAGGTTTGACCCCAGGGTGCAGAGGGCGGCGGCAAAGCGCCTGGCCAGGGAGCTGAACTTTACTGCCGCTGAAATCATGACCATGTCGTTCAGCGATATGGTCTGGTGGCTCTCGGATTAAGCCTGTGGCGTGGCTATAGGGGAATCAGATGACGAGCAATCCGCCATTGAAACTGGAGCTCGGTGCCACCGCCGCATTCACGGTAGGCATTGCGTTCAAGTCGGTCGAAGACCGAATCAAGAAAAACACCAGGGTTCTGGAGAGCATTTACGCTGGGCTCTTAAGCTTGCGCAACGGCGGGACGCCTGCGTCGCAAGGCAGCTTCGCCTGGTTGGGTGAGCTGCGGCCCTACCTGCAAGCAACGCTGAACCTGCTTGAGCAGCAAGTCGTCGCGCTGGGCCAGTTTCGTCAGCAGCAAGTATCGGTGGCTGTGGACAAGGCCGGGCCGCCGGCAACGGAGGTAGCACCCGAGAGAGACAACCTGAAAGTCATCGAGGACCTTCCGGTACTCGGCGAGGCATTGAAGATCTCTCGGGCGTTGCTGCTACCCACCCAGATCAGCGCACAGTTTCAAAAGATCACCCGCGACATTGCGATCAGCGCCGGGGGAGCCGACGGAGCGGACCCTTCGGCGCAGGAGCAGGCGATCATCGCCAAGGTGGCGGCGATCACCGAGGCAACCGGGATGGAGCGTAACCAGGCAGCCGAGCTGATCAAGCAGTTGTTCGACACGGGGATGGGCCTGGATAAAGCCCTGGACTTTGCCCCCGCGACGGCCAAGTTCTCGGTTGGCCAGGATGTGTCAGCCAAGGAGGCGGCACGCCTGGTCGGCGAGGTTCAGAAGAACCCTCGGGTGCGTGGACCGGATGAACTGGAAAAGGCGCTGGAGCACATTGTGTTTCAGCGCAAGGGTACCGGCGAAGGAGTTACCGACAGCCTGTCTGCGTCGCAGAACCAAGGATTGGACCAGGCCCTGGACAGTAAGGAACCCTCGAAGGCCAGGGGCGTGCTCGACAGGGATCTGGTCGCACGCCGGGGGACTTCCGATCAGCGTTTGACCGAAGCGTCCAACGCAGTTGACGAATCGCTGCGCAGCCTGGGTGATTCCATGCGGCCGTTGACGGATGGATTGGCCGAGACCGTGACTGGCACGGCCAAGGCATTCACTGGCGCTCCGGATGCGATCAAGTGGTTGATAGCGGGTGCCACGGTGCTCGGTACGACGTTCCTCGCACTCAAAGGCGGTGAAGCTGCCAAGGGTGTGTTGAGCAAAGGCCTTGAATGGCTCAAAGGCAAGCCGACGTCGGTGGGCGCAGCGGATGATCCGGGGCAGGGCAGTGATCTGTCGAACGTGAATGTGCTCAATGACCCGCTCAATGTGTTCGTCGTCAATGCCAGTGACATGGGTTGTTGCGTGAGAAAGCCGGGTCAGCGACGCAAGCCGTCCCGAAACGGACGAAAGGCGCCGCAAGGCCGGACGTCACAACGCAGGGCACCGCAACGCCAGCCTCGTTCAACGACTCGGCGGGCACCGTCGCCCAGAGCACCTGCGCCAGGTCCGTCCACACCACCGCCAGCGCCTCCCCCCAGCCCGGTGGGTACAGCTGGCAAGATTGGTGCGGCGATCAAGGGCGTTCGCGGCCCGGCGTTGCTGACGGCGGGTATCAATACTGTCGCCACGTTCATGACTGCCGACACCCCGGAAGAAAAAGCCGAGGGTTACGGTGCCGCCGCAGGCGGTCTGGTCGGGTCCGTCATCGGTGGAGTCGTCGGCTCGTTCGTCCCGGTAATCGGTACATCGATTGGCGCCGTGCTCGGTGGCATGGCCGGCGAGGCAATTGGTGGCTGGCTGGGCAAGCGCATGGTGTCTTCCGATCAAGAGGCAGAGCCTGCAGACAAGCAGGATCAGAGCAGCAAACCGGTGGCGGCACAGCCTGGCGATGTCGCGCGTTCGCTGGCGAGTGCCATGCCTGCAAGCGACGCTCTGCAAGCGCCCATCAAGCCAACGGGGGAGGGCATTGCCCAGCCGCAATCGGTCACCCAGCAATTCACCTTTACCCCCAGCATGCCCATCACGGTCCAGGGCAGTGTTACCGACCCTGCGCTGCTCGCCCAGAACCTGCAGGCCCTGGTCCGCCGTGAGTTCGAGGAGCTGATGCGCATGGCGACCTCTCGGCAGTTGTCCGACGTTCCACATGTGTATGTTTAAGGAGAGTCCATGACCTACATGCAGCAGTTACAGTCGGCGCTGAGCTCCGTGGTGGCGGCAGGGCAGGCGGGGCGGCGGAGCGCCGATGAAATGCTGGCGCCCATGAACGGTGCTGTCAGCGACATCAGCGGCGCAGTCGCCGAGCTTGAGGCCATCCCTTTTGTCGGGCCGATCATCGGGGCAAAGTTGCAACGTACGATGCGCGCCATTCATAGCGCACAAGCGACCGTCAACCGTGTCTCGGCCAAATACGACCAGGGATTGGCCGTGGTGGTGCAGGTGCAGGAGCGGGTTCAGGCGTTCGGCGAGCAGGCTGCAAAGGCCGCGGCGACGATCAACCGAATTGCCGGCAAGATCAGCCCGTCGCTGGGCAATATCCTGCCCACCGGCAGTTTTGCGCCCCAGGTGACACCGGCTGCGGAGGCAGTCAAACCGTTCCCGCACTTGTTGATCCTGCAACCGCTGGATGGCGAGTCGCCGGGTTACTACTTCAACCTCGATACGGCGGCCTTCGAAGAGCTGCGTCGCCAGACCAGCTTTCGCTGGGTCGGCCAGGAGCGCCTGACGCGCAGTGCTGCCCAGCAGGCGGTGGGCCTTGGCGAGGAAAAAATCAATATCAGGGGGGCGATATTCCCGACCTTCAAGGGTGGCCTTGGGCAGTTACAGACGTTGCGCAGCATCGGACGGCTGTTACGTCCCCTGAGCCTGATCACCGGTTACGGCGAGGTGCTGGGCAACTGGTGCCTGCTCGGCATCGATGAAGACCAGAGCAACTTACTGGCGGGTGGCATCCCGCGAAAACAGGGTTTCACATTGGAGTTTGTGAGTTATGGCGACGACCTGCAGAACCTCTGAAGGGGACGTGCTCGACACCCTTTGCCATCACTACTACGGGCATCTCAATGGCAGCGTCGAGACGGTGCTCAATGCCAATCAGGGGCTGGCCGACGAACCCCAGCCATTTCGTGCCGGGGTGCTGGTTCAATTGCCAGAGCTGATCAACGCTGCCAATGCCACGGTGCAGCTATGGGACTGACGCTCCGGACTTGCGTACAACCAGCAGACCCCGCTTCGTGCGGGGTCTGCTTTTCTGGAGCATGAGCCATGCAACCTGTTTTTCGTATCGTCGCCGATGGCAACGACATTACTGCGCTAATCAATGATCGCTTGTTGCTGCTGCGCACCTCGGACAAGCCTGGCATGGAGTCGGACGATTTCGAGTTGCGTATCGATGATCGCGATGGCGCGGTTACCTTGCCTGCACGCGGGGCACTCATCGAGGTTCATCTGGGGTACGCCGGTCAGACGTTGACCCGTCTGGGGCGCTACACGGTGGATGAAGTCGAGTTGTCCGGCCCGCCTGATAGCGTGGTCATTCGTGGCAAGGCCAGCGACATGCGGGGTACCGGCAAGAGCATCCGCAGCGGTAGCTGGGAGGATGTCCCGCTCTTGCAGATCGTGCGCGACATTGCCGCACGCAACGGCTGGCAGCCGGCGTGCCCGGTGTTGACCAGGGTGCTACGGGTCGATCAGCTCAACGAGTCGGACTTCAACTTCATCACCCGCCTGGCCAAGCAGTACGACTGCACCGCCAAGATTGGCGACGGCGTCCTGCTGGTGCTGCCGCGTCAGGGTGGGCAGAGCGCTAGCGGCAAGGCACTTGGCGTGGTTGGCCTGCGCCGTGCGGATGTCACGCGTTGGCAATTTCGCCTGGCCGACAAGGGGACTTACAAGGCGGTGCAGACCCGCCATCAGGACCAGCGCAGTGGTCAGCTCGTGGTGGTCGACCTGGCGAACGACTCGACGCCGCAGGGGATGGCGCCGGTTCACACTGACCGCCACCTTTACCCTGACAAGGCCTCCGCCGAGCAGGTGGCCAAAGCCAGGCTGGCGGCGCTCAACCGCAGTACCGCCAGTGTCCGTCTGGATATACCCGGGCGTACAGATGTGTTTACCGAACGGAGCGTGGAATTGAAGGGCTTCAAGATCGGACTCGATGGTGAGTACCTGGTGGAGTCGGTGGAGCAGGTGTTCACGGCTTCCGGCTGGACGACCACGGTCGAATGCAATGGTGGCAAGCAGGGCAAGGCCCGGGCCAAGGGCGCCAGACCGCGCAAGGGCGGTGATTCCCGTTGAATGGACTTAGCAATACGCGTGAGGAATCTATGGCGCTAACTGAAAAAACGCTGAAGTTGATTTTCCCCGACGCCCGCCAGCAAGCGGGCGTTTTCGTTCCTGTGTTGAATGCTGCCATGGCCCGTTGGGAAATCGACACCCCGCGGCGCAAAGCGGCTTTCCTCGCCCAGATCGGGCATGAGTCCGGCCAGTTGCGCTATGTGAAAGAGCTGGGCAACGATCGCTATCTGGCGCGCTACGACACCGGCACCCTGGCCCTGCGCCTGGGCAATACCCCCGAAGCTGATGGCGACGGCCAGCTGTATTGCGGCCGCGGCCTGATCCAGGTCACCGGGCGCAACAACTATCGGGCCTGCAGCATGGCCCTGTTCAGTGACGAGCGCCTGCTCAAGCAACCGCAACTGCTTGAACAGCCGCAATGGGCGGCTGAGTCGGCGGGCTGGTTCTGGCACTCGCGCGGCCTCAATCAACTGGCAGACCGCAGCGAATTCAACCGTATCACCCGGCATATCAATGGCGGGCTCAACGGCCTGGAGGATCGCCTGAGACTCTGGGCGCGGGCCCGTGAGGTGCTGTGTTGAACCGCCTGCAGCTCGGAGGATTGCTGCTGCTGACGCTGCTGGCCTGTGCGCTGACCTGGCAGGTTCAGGGCTGGCGCATGGGCCGGCAACTGGCGGAGCAAGCCGAACAGCATGGGCGGGAGTGGCAAGCACAGGCCGAATCCGCTGCCGCGCAACTGGTCGCCGAACGCCTGCAACGTCAGGGGCTGGCGCAACGGTTGGAGGTCAGTGAGCAACACCATTATCAGGAGCTACTCGATGCCCAACAGACTCAGGCACGCCTGCGTGATCGCCTGGCTACTGCTGACCTGCGGCTGTCGGTCCTGGTCGAGCGCGACGCCGCCGGTTGCGCCGGCCTGCCTGCCACCGCCGGCACCGGCAGCGTGGATTATGACCCCGTACGCGCCCGACTTGACCCGGCGCATGCTCGACGAATTATCGCCATCACCGAAGACGGTGACCGCGGACTGATCGCCTTGCGCGCTTGCCAGGCGTACGTGCGCGGGCTGGTGCGCTGAGCGCACATTTGTTTAATGACGTTTCAACGAAAAGGACTTTGTAATGGGTGAAAAGAATATTGTTGTCGATCGCGGCATTCCGCCGGGCAACAGCGGCAACGGCAGTGGTGGTGCCGGTAGTGGCGGGATACTCGGCGGATTCTGGGGCGCTGGTGATATCAGCTCCGTGGTCGGTTCCGTGTCGGTATCGATCGACGGCGTCAGCAAAACCGCCGGCCCGGCGTTCAATGGCGCGGTGGTGTTCAACGCCACCATTGTCGAATCGGTGTTGTCCGGGGACGGCTGGCCCAGTATCGACGCCTACTACGATGTTGGCGTCGGGGTCTGGGGCATTCTTCCCTACCAGATCCTGGAAGTGCGCGATGAGATTCGCGGCAGCTTCGTGGTCAAGGAGCGCAACCTGCCGGCAAGCCTCGACGCCGAGCAGAGAGCTGCCGAAGCCGCGGCAGGCAGTGATGCTGCCCTGAGCCCGGCACAAAAGCTCGAACGCTCCGTCAGTGCGGTGAAAGGGATGATGGCCAAGCGCGATGAACTGATCAAATTCAACCGCCTGCGCCTGTCCACCTCGCCCGGCAGCGAGCTGCTCGAGCGCAACATCGACAAGATGGTCGCTGAGTTGAAAACCCTCGACGATGAGCACATCCCGCCTGCCATCGACCAGGTACTGGACGTGCTGAGCGCTGGCTTGAGCCTGCATGTCGACTTGAGTGCCAATGCCATGCTTCAGGAAAAGCTCGACAAGCTGCAGGCGCAAGCGCGCGAGGCCGCGGAGCAGGAGGCGTACAAAAGTGCGTTGGCCTTTGCCAGTGATGTCGGCAAGGAAGTCTCCAGCCGCTTCGGCACACAGATGGGCAAGGCGGCAGAGGAACTGAAGCAAGGCATCGCCGGCAAGACGGTCAAAAGCTACGATCAAGCCATGCAGGCGTTTGAAAAACTCACGCGCAACCCGGGCTTCAAGATGAACCAGAAGGACACCGCCGCCATCGCCCAGGCCCTCAACGCCCTGGATGCGGCAACCTATGCCAACAACTTGCAACGCTTGGGCAAGGCCTTTGGCGTCACCGGTAAAGTGGTCCAGGCAACGACCCTGGCGCAGAAGGCGGCAAGCGGTTTCAGCAGCGGTGAATGGAAACCGTTTTTTCTCGAGCTTGAAAGCATTGCCGTGGGTACGCTGGTGGGGGCTGCCGCCGGTGCAGTGCTGGGGGCGGGCCTGGCGCTGGTGCTGGCACCCGGCTTGGCCGCTGGTGCGGGTATCATTGCCACGGGGGTGATTCTGGCTGCCGTTTCGTCTTATATCGATGCGCAGGCAATGGAGTCATTCAATCAGATGGTGCTCAATGCAGTAGCACCCTGACGAGCAAATGAAAGGGCGGATTGAAGGATGAATGTGCTGAAAGGGAGCGAACAGCAGGGGGCCTACCTGCATATCCCGTACCTGCTGATTGCCGTCAGCCTGCTACCGATCTTGCTGTTGGCCTGGCGGGTACCTGCCGAGGCACATGAGGGCTTCTACTTCGAGCTTGACCGATTTCTCGATGGCTGTTTGTTTGGCCAGGTGGGTGTCTGGTCGTCGCTCTTCCCGCTGACGGCCAAGGCAATCGGCAACTACATTGCCGTGGCGGCTCCGGTTTTCTCCTTGTGGATCACGGTAGGTATCATGAGGCGATCGCGGCTGCAGCCGGCTGCGCCTCCTCAGGTCTCTATCGGCAAATATGCCGTGATCGCCTTGGGTTGTGTGCTGCTGGATGCTTTTCTGATCTACCAGAACTATTTTACGTTCACCGACTTTGCCACTCACTCGAGGAAATTTCGCTTTTTCGGGTTGAGCGTGGCGTTCTTTCCATTTGTCGCGATGCTGTCACTGTTGGCGTTCTATGTGATGGCATTCTTCAGTTACAACCTGCTGTTTCGCTTCCCTCGTGAGGTACTGGCGCGGCGCAAGCATCTGCACTGAACAAGGAGCTTGTC